CAATTTTATCGCAAGATGAAATTTAATCGTTTTTTAAGCCGATTTATGAATGCCTTTAAACACGGTTTTTTGATGTTTTTTGGCAAATTTAACAATCACAGGATCCATAAGTTACTCCAGTGGAACAAGAGGACAAAAAAATGACAGAAATTATTGAACAAATCAAGCAAATTATTGAAAGCGGTGAGATTGCTCAAGCGGCACTGGCGAGAGAGGTTGATTTAAGCGGTGGCGCGTTGTCTAGCTTTTTAAATGGCAAGTATAAAGGGGATAACCAGAAAATTCGTCAGGTTTTAGAAAATTGGTTAGAACAACGTGAAATCAAACGCAGCCAATTTATCTCTGCCCCTGATTTTATCGAAACGCCAACCGCGAAGCTGATCCACACCATCATTAGCTATGCGCACGCGTTAGGTTGTATCACCACCGTATTTGGAATGAGTGGTGCAGGTAAAACCGTCGCGGCGCGAGAATACCAAAAACGCCACCGTAATGTATGGCTGGTTACCGCTAGCCCAAGCCGTGCTAGCCTTGCGGAAATGCTCTACGAAATCGCTCTTGCTTTAGGCGTTGGTGAACCGCCGAAGCGAAAAGCCGCCCTTGCACGCTTAATCGAAGCACGAATGAAAGATACTAAAGGCTTGTTGATTATTGACGAAGCGGATCACCTTTCTTACGAAACCTTGGAGGAGCTCCGACTTATTAAGGAAGCCTGCGACATTGGAATGACCTTAATCGGCAACGACAAGGTTTACACCCGTATGCGTGGCGGCATTAACCAAAGCCACGATTTTGCCCGCCTTTGGTCGCGTAGTGCGAAAAACGAAAGCATTCAGCATTGCAAAAAAGAAGACATTGTCGCCATTGCCAATGCGTGGCAACTGGATACCACAGATAAAAAACTGATCAGCTTATTAGCAGAAACCGGCAAGCGAGGTGGTGGCTTACGCATTTTAACCCAAGTGCTACGCCTTGCGTGGTTTAGTGCCAACGGCGACAACAAACGCCTTGATTATGACTACATTTTAGCGGCGAAAAATGAATTGCAAGGGGGAACGGTATGAAACGCACCACATTAACCCACCCAAACCCTGTTTTACGAGGCAATAACGAGATGGTGTTGAACTACCTAAGCCAAGTGCAAAAGTGCATTAGAAAGCTGGAAGAAATGGGCTTGCACGTGATTAATGTGCATTTTGAACATATCAAACCAAAAGTGCGGGTGCAACCCAACCATAACACCAAAGAACTAGAAAAAACCGCTCGAGCGATGCGGTATATCCTCGGCAATGATGGACAACGCTTTGACGAGTGGCAAATGATAGTGGAAGGCATTAAGGTGGTTTGGAGGAGTTATGTCCAGTAGAAAGTGGCGAAGGAAAGGATACGTTTATGCAATCTATCGCGGTGAAATCAACCTTGCTGATGGTACAGCCGCAGAATTAGCAAGACGGTTAAATAAAAACCGCAATTATATCCCGACGCTCGCCTGCAAAAGAACGCACAGGTTAGCAGAGAATAACCCAAACCGCTTAATGGCAATCAAAATCGGTTATACCACCGATGAACTATAAGGAGAAAAAAATGAAAAAACTCACCCTAATTTGCACCGCACTTTTATTGGCAGGGTGTGATGGACAAACCCGTGCCAAGTTTACCGACGTGCGAATTGCGGAAATTTGCAAAGGTGGCGTGGTGTATTTAGTTGTTAATAACGGCGGCATCACCCCAAAAATCAACGGCAATTATGACGTTTATACCTGTAATCAATCAGCTAACCCATAGGAGAAAACAATGAGTAAAACCAGACTAAAAAGCGACACCATCCGCTATCAAACCCGAGAAGAAGTGGAGATTGCGATTAAAGATATTGGCGATTTGCAACGTGAGTTACAACGCCTTGCAACCCACCAAAATGACGAATTGGCGGCGATTACCGAAAAATATGCCCCAAAAATCACCGCTCTTCAGGAGCAAATGAAGCCTTTACAAAAAGCTATCGAAGTGTGGTGTGAAGCCAACCGTGCGGAGCTGACACAAAACGGTAAAACGAAAACGGGCAGCTTTAACACGGGCGAAGTGCAATGGCGACAACGTCCACCGAGTGTATCAATCCGCAAAGCGGACGAAGTGTTGGCAAGATTGCGTGCGTTAGGATTAACTCAGTTTATCCGCACCAAAGAAGAGCCAAACAAAGAAGCCATGCTTGCCGAACCGAATATTGCTTCAACTATCGCGGACATTACGATTAAAACTGCGGTAGAAGATTTTGTGATTAAACCCTTTGAACAGGAGGTGTAAATGGACGATGTGATTGTAATGCTGGGGTATTTTGTCTTAATGGGGTGGCTGATGTGGCTGGTGTTTAAATCAATTTAAAGCCCTTTTCAACGCTCTTTAAACCTGATTAAGGGGCGTTTATAAAGTGTTTTAAATCAAAAAATAGGAGCAATGACAATGAATTATCACGCTGAAATAGACGTTAAATTGACTTTGGGTATTGAAGCTGAAACCAAAGACGATGCGATATGTTATATCCAAGAACGACTAGCAGAAATGAGTGAAAATTACGACATCAAAATGAGATATCGAATTAATTTTGTGAATGAGGAATGCGACGATGAAGAATAAATATCTTGTCAGAGTTTATGGAATGGTTGAAATCACCGTAGAAGCCGAAAGCATTGAGCAGGCGGCGGAAAAATGTGATTTAAACACCTTAGACCTGAATAAATTGCCTCATCAGATTACGGAAATTGACGAGGTTGTGGAGGTTGAAGAACTATGACAAAGCAAAAACAAAGCGAACTTGCACTCAAGCTGGAAATGATGATCGGACAGCTTCAACAAGCAATGCGAGCGATTAATAGCGGGAATTATATTGCGGCGGGGGTGTATATGGAAATGGTGCAAAACCAACTGCCAAAGGCGAGATGGCAGGTAAGGGGTAAAGATGAAATCGTTTACATTAGTTTTAACAGCAACCTTTGATTTTTGTGATGATGACGGGGTGAATGATATCGGGTTGAAATGGTCTAGCACAGACGGAAAAACGTTATCAGATGCTCCCAAAGAGCTTAAGACTGATATTGCGGAATTAATGCGGCACAGTAATTATGCCTTGCCTATTTTATCTCCGCTTTTTGAGAAGTTTAGCCAAAACAATGAGCCTGTTATAGCAACTGCAAGGGTAAGCTTTATCGGGGAAAATAAGGATTGGAACCTGAATTTTTTCGCACCAGAGAAAACCGAAGCGAACAGATATATCTGCACATTGCTTTTTAGGTTGTTGACGGACAGAAAAGTCTTTTTGCGTGAAGTGAAAGAGCTTGAAAAGAAGTGGTATTAAAACACATTGAAGCAGTTATGCTCACAATTGATATAACAGAGAGAAATAAGGGGGAAAAATGAAAAAATTAGATCAACGAAAAATAATCCAAATTGCTGTGGGTGAATTTACTACCGCTCTATGTAATGATGGGACATTATGGCAATTTAATGCATCGAACCAAAGTTGGACGCGCTATCCAGAAATCCCTCAAGGTATAACGGATAGCGAATATTACCAAGAAGCCTTAGATAGCGAGATAGACAGCCTATCTTCGAAAGAGCGTCAGATGGGACTTAACAAAGATGAACGAGAGTACCTAATGGAAGCTCTCAAAAATTTACGAGAACTTAGGGGGCGGATGAGAATTTTATAGGAATAAGTAAAACCCATTTACCGCCCTTTGGTTCAGAGGGCGGAATAATGTGTTTTAAGGGAGGTCTAATGTACACTAAACCCAAATATATTCAGCTTATCCATATCGCCAAGCAAAAGCTCGGTATAGATGAGCTTAGCTATCGCACAATGCTAGAACGGCTCACGGGCAAAAGCTCAACGAAGCAAATGACTATTCCCGAGCTCACAAAAGTATACAACGAGCTAGAGAATAAAGGCTTTAAAAAAACGTCACGTAAAGGGAAATCACCAAGTACTACTCAACTAAAAACTAAAAGCAATATTGCCAAGAAAATCCTTGCACTTTGGATTGATATGGCACGTAAAGGCATTATTCGAGATGGTTCTGAAAAAGCATTAAATGTGTATATTATGAGGATTGTGAATGAAGTAACGCAAAGGCAACGTCCAGATCCCAAAATGCTGTATGTAGGCTTCTTACATACAATAGATAATACAATGGCAACAATTGTTGTCGAGCGACTCAAAAAATGGCAGCAACGGGTGGAGAGAAAAAATGGATAAACAAACCGATTTATTTGCAGATGATCACGAAGTGCTTGGTCAATTATTAGATAATTTAGACAAAATCCCCGTAGAGGAATTAGCAAGCCGCTGGCCGACGACGCTTGCTGAACTTTTAGATGTGATTGCCTGTGAATTGGTACGGCAAGGCGAGTCTAACGAAAATGCAACACGAATTGCCTCCAAAATAGCGGGGGCAATCGGTCATTATCTTGGCGGAAAATCCACTTATATCCCGACAGGTACAGTATTAAAAGATGCGTTGCGGGACTATTTAATTTATGAACAGTTTAACGGTAAAAATATCCCCGAATTAATCAGAGAGCATAAGTTGAGCGAAAGCCACATTTATGCGATTATCCGCAGACAGCGGGCGTTATTACAACGCCGTTATCAACGTGAGTTGCCCTTCGATAGCAAGGTGTGAAGTATCACAAACCCACCTTTTCACGCATTTCTTTAAACTCCCTTTAAAGTCAATTTAAAGGGAGTTTTTTTATGCCTTTTCCTATTACCAAAATTGTGATCCACTGTTCTGCCACACAGAACGGTAAACCCTTACGCAATGAAAGGCTAACCGCAGCCCAACGAATTAATCTTTGGCACGCACAGCGTGGTTTTAAGCGTAATCCTATCAACACCAAGCATTTTAACCCGCACTTGCCCCACATCGGCTATCACTTTGTGATTGATACGGACGGCACGATTGAAACAGCTCGTCAAGAGGGTGAGAACGGGGCGCACGTTAAAGGGCATAACGCCCATAGCCTAGGTATTTGCCTTGTAGGTGGTATCAGTATTGATGGTAAAAACTACGGACGCTACACCGCTAAACAATGGTATGCCTTGCATAAGTTACTGAGAGAACTCGAAGCAAAATATCCCGAAGCCCGTATTTGTGGGCATCGTGATTTATCGCCTGATTTGAATGGAGATGGCACGATTACCCCGAATGAGTGGCTAAAAGCCTGCCCGTGTTTTGATGTATGGACGTGGTTGGACGCTGAAGAAATTATTAACGTCGATCATTTGTTTAAGGAGTAATTATGGCATATCGCTACCCTAAACCTCGCTTACCTAAAAATCGTTTCAAAAAACACGGAGGTAAGTAATGAAATATCTATTTAGCTCTGTTTGTATGGGGGCATCAGCCTATTTATTAGGGATAGATAACCCTTGGGGATTTTGTTTTTTGGCTCTGGGTTTAGTTACCGTTTTGATAGCAAGCCTTTTTTGAGTAAGGAGTAAATAACAAGAATGAAACTTAGCGAATTAATTACCAACGACAACGGTCGTCTTAGCACCACCGCCTTTATCCAATTTTTCGGGGCGGTTTTAATGGCGTTCATTTTGGCTTATAGCGTCTATTTAGACCGCTCAAATGTTAGTGAGCTTTTTACGACCTTTGCCCTATTTTGTGGCGGTGGTGTGGCCACCAAAGGCTTTGCCAATGCCCTTAATCGCCGTAAATCTTCACTACCACAAGGAGAAGAACAATGATGTGGCAGATGTATGCCCTTGCGGGGCTAGGTGCAGTGTTTGTGGCTATTTATGCTCGGTTACATTGGCAAGGAAAAAAACTCGCTGAAAAGCAAAAAGAAATCGAAATGGTAAAGGCGGAAGCCCGAGCCGTTGCAGAGGAAATGGAAAATGCAGAAAAAAGCAAACAAATTGAGCAAGCTAATCGTCGTCTCACTGCTCACGGTGTTGATGACCAGTTGCAGTCAAAGGGTTACTTCCGTGAGGATTAGTGGTTGCACAGCCTTTGGGCTGATTTACCCCAACCGTCAAGATACCCTTGAGACCAAACGGCAGGTGTTAAACCATAATTTAGCCTATGAAAAAGTGTGTCAAACAGAGAAAAAACAGTAATGGATTTAGCTGATATTACCCAACAACGTGATGAGCAAGCCTATCAACGCTTTTTCGCTCGTCATAAACCCACAACGGTGGATATTCGTGCCGAACGTTTTTGCGTGGATTGTGGCGAGCTTATCCCAAAACAAAGAGTCATGGCTGTGCCGCATTGTTGTCGTTGTGTGCATTGTCAGACAAAGGCGGAACGAAGATGACAGAGATTTTAGAGGTGATCCAAAAGCATTGGGGCATTATTTTAACTATCTCGGGGCTGATTGCTTCGCTGTTTTGGTTAAAACTAGATAGTCGCTATGCAAAAAAACACGCTCTAACGGAGTTAAGTCAACGCGTTACCGACATTGAAAATGAAATGCGTCATTTGCCCAGTGCCAAAGATGTATCAGATTTACGTATTGCTTTAGTTGAAATGAAAGGTGAAGCTAAGGAGCTTCGAGCAGAAACCAAGATGCTTCGGCATTTGGTAGGATTATTGACAGAAAAAGAGGTAAAGAATGGATAAGTTTAATATTTTTGCCCAAGACCAGCGGCTTGTTATTTTACGCTCGCTGATTGAGGCGGACTACGATGCTAACGAAAGCATTTTGCAAGATTGTTTAAGTTTATATGGGCATGATATTAGCCGAGATAGCCTGCGTAATCACCTAAATTGGCTTGAAGAACAAGGCTTGGTGAGTATTCGCCGACTACTTGATGGCTATATGGTCGCCACCATTACCACTCGCGGCATTGATGTGGCAAAAGGACGCACAAAAGTTGAGGGCGTGAAACGTCCTGCACCACGTATTTAAACCCCATTTAACGCCAATTTAAACCGCACTTAGAGGATGTTTAAATGACAGACAAAATCAAACGTGGGCGTGCGAGTAAAGTGGATTTATTACCGCCGAACATTAAAACCCAGCTCGCTATGATGTTACGAGATAAGCAATACTCGCAAGCGGAAATTTTGGAAGAGATCAATGATTTGATCCGTGATTGTGGATTGCCTGAAACAGCCTTGTTAAGCAAAACAGGGCTTAATCGTTATGCCAGCCGAATGGAAAAAATGGGGGCAAAAATCCGTCAATCTCGCGAAATTGCAGAAATTTGGACGAAGCAATTTGGTGAGGCACCACAGTCTGATATTGGCAAAATGTTGATGGAAATTGTGAAAAACATTGCCTTTGAAACCTCGCTTGGAATGAGTGAGGACGGTACAGCCGACCCGAAATCTATTGCCCTACTCTCTGCGGCAGTACAACGCCTAGAACAAGCGGAAAGTTTAAGTTTTAAACGTGAGCAAGCTATCCGAAAAGAGGTGGCTCAACAAGCAGCCGAAACCGCTGAAAAAGTGGTGATGCAAGCGGGCGTTTCCAAAGCCACCGTAGATCAACTGAAAATGGAAATCTTGGGGATTGCGTAATGACAGCGTTACCTGATTTTATTCTTTTTGACAAAAATGAATTGCTGCTCGGTTATCAAAAACGTTGGATAGCCGATCAAAGTCAATTAAAAATCGCCGAAAAATCACGCCGTACTGGGCTGACATGGGCGGAGGCGGCAGATGATGTGTTGATCGCCAGTCTTGCCAAGTCAGAAGGTGGTTCAGATGTGTTTTATATCGGCTCAAATAAAGAGATGGCACGGGAATTTATTGACGCTTGTGCGATGTGGGCTTCGAAATTTAACCGTGCGGCAGGCGAAATTCAGCAAGAAATTTTTGAAGATGAAGACAAGGATATTCTCACTTATGTGATCTATTTTGCCAGCGGTTACAAAATCAAAGCCCTTTCCTCTAACCCGAAAAATTTACGGGGTATGCAAGGGATTGTGGTGATTGATGAGGCGGCATTCCACGAGCATTTGGCGGAAGTGTTGAAAGCCGCTCTTGCTCTAACAATGTGGGGAGCCAAAGTACGACTCATCTCCACCCATAACGGCGTGAATAATCTGTTTAATCAGCTTATCCAAGATAGCCGTGCAGGGTGTAAGGGCTATTCGATACATACCATTACCCTCGATGACGCTTGTCGTGAGGGGCTTTATCAACGCATTTGCCAAGTGAGCAAACAGACGTGGTCGCCAGAGAAAGAAGCCGAGTGGAAAGCGAAATTATTGCGAGAAACGGCGACCGAAGACGATGCCTTAGAAGAATATTACTGCGTCCCCAAAGCCAGCTCAGGGGCTTACATTCCTCGTCCGTTGGTTGAGCGTGCTTGCGATAAAAGCAAAATCAAAGTGCGGTTTGATTGCGATGCGAAATTTATGCAATGGACGGAAGCGGAACGCATTCTCTTAACGCTAGCCTTTTTGACGACCGAAGTGCAACCGCATTTGGCAGCTTTAAACCCTGATTTGCGGCATTGTTTTGGCGTGGACTTTGCTCGTAGTGGTGACTTAAGCGTGTTTGCGGTGGCGAGTATTCAGCCGAACACGGCTCGTCATATTGAACTCACGCTGGAACTTCGCAACTGCCCTTACAACCAACAACGGCAGATTATGCTCTTTATCCTCAAAGCCTTGCCACGCTTTATTGGGGCGGCATTTGATGCTACTGGTAACGGTGGCTATTTAGCGGAAGCGGCATTGGTGCGTTATGGCTCAACAATGATTGAGGCGGTGCAACTGAACGACAAATGGTATCGGGAGTGGATGCCAAAATACAAAGCATTATACGAAGTAGATTTGATTACCATACCGCAAGATGAAGACATTATTTTAGATCAGGGGCATATTGCCGTGATCAACGGCGTGCCAAAAATTAACCGCACTCGCAGCCAAGACCAAAGCGGCAAACGGCACGGCGATAGTGCGGTCGCCTATTGTATGGCGGTGCGAGCCAGTTATCTGACGGGAGGCGAAATCGACTATATCGCCCTGCCAAGCAAGCACAACGACAAACAGCAACAATCCGAACAGGCATTTTATTATGCGGACAACGCCTTCGATGATTTGCCAAGCCAATATCACTCAGACTGGGAGAACTATTAATGATGATCGTGGATATTCACGGCAACCCATTGCGATTTAATGATGACGTACAAACCGAAAATGATAGTCGGTTGGCAACACTCAAACGCCACTACTCTGAACATCCTGCCAGTGGGCTTTCGCCTGAGCGTGCCGCACAAATTTTACAAAGTGCGGAACAAGGCGACTTAATCGCTCAAAGCGAACTCGGCGAAGATATGGAAGAAAAAGATGCCCATATTCAATCGGAACTCGGCAAACGCCGTTCAGCGGTGCTAACGGTGGATTGGCAAATTCAGCCACCGCCGAACGCCTCCGCCCAAGAACAACGTGATGCGGAAATGTTGGAAGAAATTTTGCGTGATGCGGTTTGGCTTGATGATTGTCTGTTTGACGCAACCGATGCGATTTTAAAGGGCTTTAGTTGTCAAGAAATTGAATGGGAGCCGAATTTAATTGGGGGCTTAAAACTGATCCGCAATGTGCAATGGCGTGATCCAGCGTGGTTTATGACCCCAAGCACACAACGCAACCAACTGCGTCTGCGTGATGGCTCAATCAATGGGGTTGAGCTTCAGCCATTTGGTTGGGTGAAGCATATTGCCAAAGCCAAAACGGGTTATTTATCACGTATTGGTTTAGTGCGAGCCTTAGTTTTTCCTTTTATCTTTAAAAATTATTCCGTGCGTGATTTTGCGGAATTTTTGGAGATTTACGGCTTACCAATGCGACTTGGCAAATACCCCGAAGGGGCAACGCAAAGCGAGAAAACCACCCTACTGCGTGCAGTGATGGGCATTGGGCATAATGCTGGCGGCATTATCCCTCGTGGGATGGAGATCGAATTTCAAAACGCCGCCCAGGGCGACAGCGGCTCCTTTATGGCAATGGTCGAATGGGCAGAAAAATCCATGTCCAAAGCCATTCTAGGCGGCACACTCACCAGCCAAGCCGATGGTGCAACCTCCACAAACGCACTCGGCAATGTGCATAATGACGTACGGTTGGAGCTGCGAAATGCGGATTTAAAACGGCTGCAAGCCACCTTAACCCGTGATTTGGTTTATCCGTTATATGCCCTAAACTGTAAATCTTACAATGATGCACGTCGTATTCCACGCCTTGAATTTGATATTAGCGAAAGCGAAGATATTAATAGCTTTGCTGACGGTTTAAACAAACTCGTGGATATTGGCTTTAAAATTCCGACCCAGTGGGCTCACGAAAAACTGCAAGTGCCGATGGCGGCGGAAAACGAAGCGGTGTTAGAGCGAAAAACGCAGCCAAATATGACCGCACTTTTATCTGCCCAGCCGAGCCAAAAAATGGCAGTGTTAAGTGTGGGGCGAGATCCTGATGATTTGCTTGATGAGCTAGAGCCAACCGCCGAGCAATATCAAGCTATTCTTGACCCGATGCTAAAGCCCGTTGTCGAGGCAATAGAACAAGGCGGCTATGAATTTGCTCAACAGCGAATAGCCACCCTTTACGCCGATTTAGATGATACACAGCTTGAAGAAACGCTGACCCGTGCGATTTTTGTCAGCGATTTATGGGGC